ATCAAAAAGTTCAATTGCTAAATCTGACCTATATTCAGTATCAGCTTTTCTAAACATTTCTGTTCTTGTTTCACTATCACCAATAAATTTTTGAAAAGAAGAATTTTTAACAGTTTCTTGCCAATCTGGATAAGCCTTATCTAAAGACTCCAAATTATGCTTTTGTACATTACCCATTCTTTCTTCTCTAGCTTTTATAACATCTGGGTGGTTTTCTATGGCTTTATTCACAGCGTTAACTGGATCGTCAAAGAAGTTTTCCTCCTGTGCTACAGGTTCTTCTGGTGGAGCAGTTTCTGTTGCTTTATTTTGTGCTTCAAGTAAACTTGCCATTAATTTTCGTTGTTGACCAAGCTCATCAGCTTGTCTACTCATTAATGATTCAGCTTCTTGCTGCATTTTAATAACCTCTGCCATTGATTTACCAGCATACTTTGCAGGAATATCAGCTTCAGGTTGTGAAGTTTCCTCCGCCTGGTCTATTGTTATATCTTCCTGTGTTTCTGTTATTGGTTCACCTGTTAGAGGTGCTTCATCTACTACTATACTTTCACTCATTGTGTTTTCTCCGCCCTCTGCAGGGTTGTGAAGTTTGATTATGTTGAATTTCCGTCTTGGAGTTGTTCCAACGCTAGGTTTGTTACAGATTCTAAACTTAAAATTAAATTTAATATTTGTAACTGACCTTTGGCGTACCAAAGATCTCTATCAGAGCCAATATTGTTTAAATTAACAATATTTATTTCTAAATTCTTTATTTCTTCAATTAAATCTAACCAGCCTGTTGTTTCTGTCATTCCTAGTCTATCTTCTAGGAATTTTTCGTCAGTTTTAATCATTATTGTACTGTATTATTTATAGTTTGTCTGCTTCCAGCTTCTCTAGCTTTAGCTAAATTTAATATTGTTTCAGATTTAAGATGTTCTACTTCTGGAATATTTCTTGCAGTTTCAGAGCGTTTATTTTCTATATCAGCAGCAATTTTTTGTAAATTAATTTGATCTTTTTGTAATTTAAGAATTTTTTCTTGTATATCAATTTCATTTGGTTGTTGTTTCATAGCTTCTGCTTGATGCAATATAGACCTTGCTTCTTCTTCTTTAGCTTCAGCCAAAGTTTTTTGTACATTTGCTGATAATTGTTGCATTTGCATCTGTTGCACTTGTTCTTGCATCATTTCTTGTTGTTCGTTAGGTTCATTACCTTGCATTAAAGCATTTACTATTTGATCTCTATTATGAATAGATGAATTTTGGAATAATGCTAACAATATTATTTCAAAAGCAGGAGAATCTTGTGGTATTGTTTGTAACATTTGTACCATTTGTTGCATTTCTAGTTCTTTTGCCATTATACCCATAGTAGAATATGGCACAAACTTGTAATCTGTAACAGGATAACGATCTACATCAAATTGTATCTTACGATACATACATTTATTAATTAAAGGTATAAGAAATGTGTTTTGAAAATTCATTAAAGTACGTTTTTGTCTTTTGATAGCAGCACTTTGCATCATTGACATGCCACTAGCAGTATCATTAGCTGCACCTGCACCTGTATCAGCACTTCCTGTACCCATTTGTATCATGTTTTGTAGACTAGCTACTTGATTAAATGTATTTTGATCTGTTTGCCCCATGTCTAAAGGCATAATAGCTTCTCTAGGATTGCCATTTGTTAATACAGTTTTACCTGCACGAACTTCAAACTTAGTACCTCTTGGTAATCTAGTAGCATCTGCTGCTAACATTGGTGTAGTAGTCAATGCTAATGAATCTATTCTTGCTCTCATTTCAGCATCTAAAGCCTTTTGTGGGTTATACCCCTTTTCAGCTACGCCTCTACCCCAAAATTTAGATGGTACAATGTCATGTTGATATGATATAAAAGGTCTATCATTCATCATAAAAGCGTTTTCTTCTACTCGTAAAATGTATTGATCATTGACCATAGTAACAACAGCTTCTACTAATTCATCATCATTGTACTCAAAATCATCTTTATCTTCTTTTGCTTTTAGAAATCTTTTTGGTACTAAACCCCAATACTCACATATTTTTACTGAATCAGATTCATCTGCTGATTTGTTTTCTTCATCATAACCAAATTGAACTGTATCATAATCTCCATCAATAGGCACATCCATATAAATACCAGAGTTAATACCCTCTATAATGTGATATCGAGGTTTAATAACCTCATGTGCAACACCTAAAGCATCATCAATTGATGTAGCACTTGGATCAATTAAAAATTCTTTTGGTGATATTGGTTCTACCAGAACATCAATAGCATCATATTCTACAATTGTACGAGTTGTGGCTAATGTGCCTTCTATAGTTTTTTCTATTGGTGCTCTTTCTTTAGTTGGTTTAACTACAATCTTTCCAATACCAGTACCATAAATAGCACTATTAAGAAATACTTCACATATTGCATCTTTACAGCCTGCTCTTTCTAAATCTTCTTGTAATAAATTACGAATATATTCTGCTTCACTATTATCAGGATCAAGATAATCATCTTTAATATCAAACCATTTGCCACGACCAAATGTTGCTTCTTCTAATTCTGCAACAGATGATTCTATAGCTTGTTGTAAAGCAGGAGAAATTAATTTTGATCTTTCTGCTTGTCTTGTTCTATCAGCAACATCCCAAATACCACGCCACAATCTATAATACTCGTCCCATAATGGTGTATAATTAGTATTTCTATGATTACGCCAACTATCAAGGCGATAATTTAGCCAACTTGCTAATGCTTGGTAGTTATTTTCTTGCATATCCATATTAATTTATATACCTTAAATAATAAGTTGCGATTATATCACAAAACGAAATATTAATGTAACATTCTTTCATTTTCTTCAACAATTACATCTCCATCTAATAACATTTTACAAATAGTTAAATCAACAGAATCATCAAAGTCATCAAAATTTAATTCTTTTTTTAAATCTTCTTCTAATAAATTTGTTATAATTTGACAAGCTACTATATATCTTTGTATTATATTTGATTGATCTTCACTATATTCTAATAGCTGTGCCATTTCTTGTGGCGTTAAATTACTAATATCCAGCGACATCATCTATTACCTCCCATTCATCTTCCAGTTCTATTGAGTGTGCAAAGTCTGCAACACTTACTTGATCTATATAAGCCAATGCGTCAAGCATGTCATCATGTGCTAATTTGTTTGGAAAATCTAACATTTGATTACAAAACTCACGCCATTCTTTTTTTTCATTAAAAGTTATTTGGCCATGTTCCATTCTACCTTGTAATGCCCAGGTAATTCGGTCATTCTTTTTCTTACCACCATGTCGCATTTCTATTATAGAAACCCATCTACCTTCTGTTCTCATTTCATCTTCAAGATAAGGCAATATAGCGTTGCGTAATGAGCCAGTTTCAATACCTACTGTACTTGATTCTACTTTCATAGCAGATGAAAGAATTTTTTTAGCAGTTTCTTTAATATTCCAACGCCCATGCAGAATATCTTTAACCCACCATTTATCACGATCTATCTTAACAATAGCAATAGCTGTTTCATCTAGCCTAGATCTTTTAAGATTGCGTTCTGTTTCTACAGCCTCGTAACCAGCAGGATCAACTGCAATAACATAATTGCCTTGTTCTGGTTCTTCATCTACTTGAAACCATGATTCTTTAAAAATACCGCCAGAATTAGTTTCAAAAGAAGCCTCAAACTCTTGTCTAAATGACATAGAGGACATTGACTTTTTAGAAGCCTTTATTTCATCAGCAGGTAAAAAAGGATTATCTCTTGATGTAAATTGAAATGCCTCCCAATCATCATCATCTAAAGCGTCTTTATACAAATCAAAAAAATGATTTTTACCAGCAGGTGTTCCTATAAACAAAGCACCACCACGAACATCAGCAAGCGTAGGTCTAATAATTTGTTCCCATACCTGTGGTTTCATTGAGGCGTATTCGTCTAATACAACGTAAGCCAAGCCAACACCACGCAAAGTTTCTGGTCTATCACTACCTTTTAAATATATTTTCCTACCATTTATCAATGTAAGAACAGCGGTGTTCTCGTATGCTTGTACTATTAAGTCTTTACCTAA